ATCGACGGGGTGAGGGGGGTTAAACGATGCGCGGTTCGGGGGTCGTTTCGAGGTGCCATCCCCCCCTGTATTGCGACGGTACCGTGCCACTATATATATACGATTTCACTCAAATGATCCCCTCTCTTTACCACTGTTGCTTTTTTGCGACACATAGGGGGTATGGTCATTGTTGTTTTGAGATGTGTTTAGTTATTGCTTGCTTACTGCAATTCGTTTTCACTTGTGAAACTTGTAGTTCGTTCAATTTTTTTGCAAAAAATCTGGCATTTCTTATTGACTTTCGCTAAAACTTGTGATACAATAGGTATTGTAATAAAGGGTTAGCGAGAAACTAAGTTTAAGTGAATCATTGACAGGTTATAAGGTTATAGTTTCTCAAGAATTTTGCCTTCGGCTTTTGAGAAAAGATGTGAGAAGGCAATTTATACCTAGTTTCGAGCGACAATGACTTGAGACAGGCTATAAGTTAAGGATATATATACACTTATACTCTGTGGGTTGCTTAGAGGGTAGTGTGGAGGTGAGGTTGTGATGGAACGGGGGCTATTGTCCCTGCATTTTGAGGACTTGTTTAGTGAAACTGACTGCTGAAAACATCCCTAAGATCATAGGTTTAGTGAAGAACCTACCTGATGATCAGCAAAAGGACTGGTTTAGGCTGTTGGATGAGTGGGAGAAGTCCAAGAGTAGGGAGATTGCACAGGAGAGGTTCATCCCTTTTGTGAATCGGGTCTGGCCGGGGTTCATTTCCGGTCGTCATCACAAGATCATGGGTGAGAAGTTCGAGGAGATTGCTGATGGCTCTCTCAAGAGGCTCATCATCTGCATGGCACCTCGCCATACCAAGAGCGAATTCGGGTCTTTTCTGTTCCCTGCGTGGTTCTTAGGCAAGTTCCCCCAGAAAAAGGTCATTCAGTCCTCCCACACCGCTGAGTTATCGGTGGGTTTCGGTCGAAAGGTCCGAAACTTGGTGGATTCTGATGATTACAAGGCTGTTTTCCCTGATACCGTCCTTCGTGCTGATTCCAAGGCGGCTGGAAGGTGGAGTACCTCCAAGGGAGGGGACTATTTCGCCATTGGTATTGGTGGTGCGGTGACCGGTAAGGGTGCTGATCTCTTGATCATCGATGACCCCCATGATGAACAGGAGGGTCAATCAGCAGATCCGGCTGTATTTGATCATGCCTATGAGTGGTACACCTCCGGACCCCGGCAAAGACTCCAACCCGGAGGGGCTATCGTCATAATCTGTACCCGTTGGTCGAAAAGAGACCTTGTCGGGCAGATCTTGAAGGCTTCTGCACAAAGAGGCGGGGATGAATGGGAGGTCATTGAGTTCCCAGCCATCATGCCTTCAGGTAAACCCCTCTGGCCTGAGTTCTGGCCGATTGAGGAACTGGAAGCCATTCGGGAGGAAATCCCGACCCATAAATGGCAAGCCCAGTACCAGCAAAACCCCACCTCCGAAGAAGGCGCTCTGATTAAACGGGAGTGGTGGAAGATCTGGGAGCAGGAAAAACCCCCTCAGTGCCAGTTCATGATCCAGTCATGGGATACCGCGTTCTTGAAAACCGAGAGGGCTGACTACTCAGCCTGTACCACTTGGGGGGTTTTCTATCACCCAGATGGTTCTGGTGCATTGCAGCCTAACATCATATTAATGGATGCACATCGAGAGAAAATGGAGTTTCCGACCCTTAAAAAACGGGCTTGGGAACTTTATAATTACTGGAAACCAGACACCCTGATCGTGGAAGCCAAGGCTGCCGGAACCCCCCTCATATTCGAACTTCGGGCGATGGGTATCCCGGTCTCTGAATTCACCCCATCCCGTGGAAATGACAAGATAGCGCGTGTAAACGCTGTTGCAGATCTGTTCTCAAGCGGTAGGATATGGCGACCTAACAATCGGTTCGCCGAAGAGGTCGTGGAAGAGTTTGCGTCTTTTCCTGCTGGGGAGCATGATGACTATGTTGACTCGTGTACACAGGCACTGCTTCGCTACCGGCGAGGCGGCTTTGTGTCTCTTCAATCCGATTACAAGGATGAGCCTGTTTACAAACAAAAAGTGGCTTATTACTGAGGTTAAACGATGAAAAACAAGACTAACAAGTCTGAGAAGGCAGAAGCCCCGAAATCCCGCAATCAGCCCAAGGATGTCCTCAAGGGTAAGATGAAGGGACTTGGCAAGCCTGTTATGGTCGGTGGTGCCATGCGCCCGAAGAAGATGTTCCAAGGCAAGATGACCATGGGTAATTCAGGCACCGCTCGTGGTATGGGTGCAGCCGTCAAAGGCGGCAACTTCAGCGACTGATAAGGGAGATCGCCATGGCGGTTGATCGCGCATTGGTTCCTTTCCAAACCGGAATGGGGCAATCGGTTGAAGTTCCTGATGAAATCATGGACTTGTCAACCATAGTAGAACTGCCAGATGGCGGTATGGAGATCAGTCTCTCGGCGGAACTTGATTCTGATTCTGCTTCGCATTCGGATAACCTTGCAGAGTTCATCGATGACTCTGTTCTTGAGAACATGGCTTCGGAACTTATTGCCCTCTACGAGGCAGATAAGGACAGCCGCAAGGAGTGGGAGGTCACCTACATCAAGGGACTCGATCTCCTTGGACTCAAGATCGAAGATCGTACCCAGCCATGGGCAGGTGCATGTGGTGTATTCCATCCCATGCTTGCTGAAGCCATTGTCCGCTTCCAAGCCCAGTCCATCCAAGAGATCTTCCCCGCAAAGGGGCCGGTCCAGACCAAGATCTTGGGCAAGGTGAGCCTTGAGAGGACTCAGCAAGCACAAAGGGTGCAGGAATACCTGAACTATCTTCTGACCGAAAGGATGAGCGAATATCGCTCAGAGACCGAAAAATTGCTGTTCTCGCTGGCTCTTTGTGGAGCAGCGTTCCGCAAGGTCTATTTCGATCCGTCCTTGGGAAGACCCGCTTCGATATTTGTCCCTGCGGAGGACTTTGTAGTCTCCTATGGTGCATCTGATCTTGTGACATGCGAACGAGCCACGCATGTGATGAAGAAGACCTACAACGAGATCCGTAAACTTCAGGTCTCTGGCTTCTATCGGGATGTGGAACTATCTCCTCCTTCCCCTGATATCAGCGAGATCCAGAAGTCCTACGACAAACTGAACGGCGAATCCAAGGGAATGGACCTTGATTCCCGTTACACCCTCCTAGAGATGGTGGTTGACTACGACATCGCTGGCTTTGAAGACACAGATAGCATGGGCGAACCGACCGGCATCGCCCTGCCCTATGTCATCACCATGGATAAATCCTCAAGGACCATCCTCTCTATCCGTAAAAACTGGTACGAAGACGACCCGCTCAAGAAGCGCCGTCAGCACTTCGTCCAGTACACCTATATCCCCGGACTCGGGTTCTATGGCTTTGGCCTTGTCCATCTGGTGGGCGGACTCGCAAAGTCCTCAACATCGATACTGCGCCAACTGGTGGACGCTGGAACCCTATCGAATCTGCCGGGTGGGTTGAAAACTCGCGGTCTTCGGATCAAGGGCGACAACACCCCAATCATGCCCGGAGAGTTCCGGGATGTGGACATCCCATCTGGGGTATTGCGGGACAACATCACATTCCTGCCCTACAAGGAACCCTCCGGTACTTTGTATCAGTTGCTGAACAACATCGTTGACGAAGGCCGAAGGTTTGCCTCTCAGGCAGACATGAAGGTTTCGGACATGAACGGGGAAGCCCCTGTCGGGACAACCCTTGCGATCCTTGAAAGATCGATGAAGGTGATGTCTGCGGTTCAAGCCCGTTTACATGCTTCGATGAAGAAGGAACTGAAACTTCTCTCCCAGTTGGTCTATGACTACGGCCCAGATGAATACCCCTACGACATCCCCGGCAAAGCCCTAACCAAGCAGGACTTCGATGATCGGATCGATGTAATCCCCATCTCTGACCCCAATGCAGGGACGATGGCGCAGCGGATCATGAAGTATCAGGCTGCATTGCAGTTAGCCGCTCAGGCACCTCAGTTGTATGACCTGCCCATGCTTCACCGGCAGATGATCGAGGCACTCGGTATCGCAGACCCGCAAGAGGTTCTGCCAAATAAGAACGAGATCTCTCCCACCGACCCGGTGACAGAGAACATGAACGCTCTGATCATGAAGCCGATCAAGTCATTCATCTATCAGGATCATGAGGCTCATATTCAGGTCCACATGTCGTTTGCCCAAGATCCACGCTTGCAATCGATGCTCCAGCAAGCACCCCAAGCGGCACAGGCATTGCAGGCTGCTTTGAGCGCCCATGTCGCGGAACATCTTGGATTTGCCTATCGCCAGCAGATCGAGAAGGAACTTGGGTTTAAACTGCCTCCTCCGGGGGAAATCCTCCCAGAGGACATCGAATTCCGTATCTCGGAACTGGTCGCACCCGCAGCCGCTCAGGTCAGCGGAAAGGCACAGCGGGAGATGCAGATGCAGAAGCAGATGCAGGAATCCCAAGATCCCGTCCTCCAGATGGAGATGCAGAAACTGCAACTTCGCGCTCAGGAGATCCAGCAGAAGGCTGATGCAGAGATGGCTCGTGTACAAGCCGACATGCAGAAGGCTCAGATGCGGATGCAGTCTGAAAAGGATCGCCTCAAGGTCCAAGAGCGCATCGAAGGCGCAAGACTCGGGGTCCAGATCGCCTCAACAAACTCCTCAAACGAACTCCAGAGCAAGGAAATTGCCTCCAGAGACAAGGTCGAGGGTGCTAAGTTGGGCATGGAGATAGCCAGAGAGTTGCTTGCTGCTCAACAGTTGCAGCAGGAAAAGAGCGAAAGAAATGCAGATCGCTAGAAATAACTCATTGGAATTCCTACAAAAAGCCCTTCGTCAGCAGATGAATGACATGGCTGACCATATCGCTGGCGGTGGCTGCAAGGACTTTGCCTCGTACCAGCGTTGCTGTGGGGTAATCGAGGGTCTGGCTACAGCAGAACGAGAACTGCTTGACCTGACGAAGCAAATTGACGATGATTAAACGACTTAACAAATTCGCTGTGTAAACAGTGCAACCACTCCACACGGAGTGCAATCGCCGAAAGGCGCGAGGAAAGTGATGGAAATCGACAACAAAGTCGCAAGTCAGTTACCCAAGCCTAGTGGGTTTAAACTGCTTATTGCCCTGCCAAACCCTGAAGAAAAGACCGAGGGTGGGATAATCAAGTCTACTCAGACGCTTGAGGCTGAAGAGATCGGCAGCATTGTAGGGTTCGTCCTTTCGATGGGACCGGATTCTTACAAGTCTCTTGATCGTTTCCCTTCCGGCCCTTACTGCAAAGAAGGGGACTGGATCATGATGCGCTCCTATTCAGGAACCCGCTTCAAGGTCCATGGGAAGGAGTTCCGTTTGATCAACGACGATTCCGTAGAGGCTATCGTTGAAGATCCTAGGGGAGTGGCAAAGGCATGAGCGACATGAGCAATGAAGACAAGTTCTTCGGCATCTCTTCGGAAGTGAAGGCTCCTGAGAAGGAAGCCGTCGATTCCAAGGATGACTTTGATATTCAACTTGAGATCGTCGATGACACTCCCAAGCAGCCTGTCAAGCAGGCTGAGAAAGAGGACAACGACGAAGAACTGTCGGACTACAGTGAAAAAGTCCGCAAACGCATCAACAAACTGAAGTACGAGCAGCACGAAGCAAATCGTCAGCGGGAAGCCGCCGAGCAGATGCGCGAAGAGGCTATCCGTTACGCCCAGCAAGTTGTAGCAAAAAACCAGCATTACGAATCGTTGCTTCATCGCGGTGAAGGCGCATTGATCTCACAGATCAAAGCCCGAACCAACCTTGCCCTTGATCAGGCAAAGACTCTCTACAAGGGTGCTTACGAAGCCGGTGATGCTGAGAAGATCGTTGAGGCGCAAGAGAAACTCCTCAATGCACAGACTGATTTTAGGGAAGCGGAGAAGCACGAACGCGCTATCCAATCCCGCGCAAACCCCCAGCAGGTACAACAGGCACAGCAGCCTGTCGCGCAGCAGTACCAGCCGCCAAAGCCTAGCAACAAGGCCATCGAATGGACCAAGAAAAATACTTGGTTCGGCCCTCAAGGTAACCGAGAGATGACCGCTCTGGCTTATGGAGTACATGAAACCTTGATCCGTGAGCAGGGTGTCAAACCTGACACGGACGAGTATTACGAAAAGATAGACGCTGTTATGAAGCAGCGTTTCCCAGATCACTTTGAGAAAGATTCAGACAACACTCAAGTTGCTGCTTCATCTCAACGCACCCCTAACACCGTGGTTGCTTCCGCTAATCGAAATAACGGAGCGCGACCCCGCAAAATCCAGTTGACTGCTACACAAGTCTCTGTCGCTAAGAGAATTGGCCTCACCCCCGAGCAGTACGCCAAACAACTCATCAAGGAGAGTTACAATGGCTGAAGAGCGCAAGATCCGTATCGACCGTGCAGCGGAGTCGCGTCCTAGCGATTCTTGGTTGCCGCAATCTGCACTACCGGTCCCGGAACCTAAAGATGGATGGGTGTTCCGCTGGATTCGCACTTCTTCTCTGGGGCGTTCGGATAACACCAATGTCTCTCGACAGTTCCGTGAGGGCTGGGAACCTGTGAAGTCGGAAGATCATCCTGAGTTAAGGATCCTCTCTGACATCAATTCCCAGTTCAAGGGCAATGTCGAAGTGGGTGGCTTGCTTCTTTGCAAGGCACCGCTGGATAAGATGAAGCAACGCCAGCAGTACTTCCAAGATCTTTCTGACCGACAGATCGATGGTGTGGACCGCAGTTATCTGCGTGAGAATGATCCGCGTATGCCGCTCCTTAATTCTGAGCGATCAACGCGCACCACTTTCGGACGAGGTTAAATCCTTATCTTTCCACTTATTGAGGTAATTTCAAATGGCTTCAGGAACTAATGTGACAGCCCCCTATGGGCTGAAGCCGATTAACCTGATCGGCGGTCAGGTATTTGCGGGTTCCACCCGTATGTACCCGATTCAGTACGGCCT